ATCAACCATACCCACGAAACTCTTAGTCAAGTACTTCCACTTATTCACAAGAATATTTGCAGCCTTCTGCTTTTCTTCATCTGAAAGTCGTGCAAGTGACTCTACGAATTGTTCTGCTGTTATTTTCATACTGCTTCTCCATCAAGTGTTTCAAATCCAAACGAGGCAACTACATATTTTTTGTTACCAACCAACATTTGGTCGCCAACCGAAGTAGACCTCAAACCATAACCACTAGAGATATCACCAACAACAGTAACCTTTTCGTTACCGTCAGCAGGGCCTTTCAAAGACCAACTATCCATGATATTCTGTGTCCACCTATATGCAAACTCTAACTTATCAATAAGTGTTTCTGCATCATTAGGTACTTCTACAAATGCAACGGTTGATGGTTTATCCTCAAACGCTGTATGTATAACTGCAACTTGTTCCATAATTACTCCTCTTTCTGATTCTCTTAATACTACCATGTTCTGACAACAATGTCAAGTCTCATATGATATTGTTTTCCCAAACATCATCTGCAAGTTTCTTTTCCATTCTATATGCCTCTTTTTCCCAAGGCAAATCCCAATAGTTGGTATCTTCTGCAATGTATTGTTTCTTCCATCTTGCTTTACCTTTTACGATACCATCATTCATCTCATTTCTTGCATACTGTTTGACATGAACCATTTCATGACACAATGCCTGAACCATGTCTTTAATACCCAGACTTTTATCAAGTTCAATATTAAAGTTTCGATTGGTATCCAACATCATACAAAAACCAATCGCATCACTTTTGATTTTTACCAAATCAACAGTAATGTCCAAAGTACGAAATCTAGGAAGTAGTTTCTTAATCATGTGTGCAACTACTTTATGACAGATTTCTTTCTGTACTTTGTTTCCACCATTTACTTCAACAAAATTCATTACTGACTCATATCCTCAAACATTTTGTCAACCAACGCTATAATCAAATTGTCAACAGCGTTACTTTCACTAATGTTGTTATCTTCCAATGCAGTTATAAATTCATCAACCGTCATTGAAGTTACTTTGTCTGTGAGATTTTCTCTCAATATTGTATTTACTTCACAACTCATTTTTTCCCTCTTTCTTAACTATACTTACATCTTATATTGTTTTGAGAACATTGTCAAGTCTATTTTTAAGTCATTGAATTTATTGAATTTTTTAGGGGGGTAAAATAAAAATGGGGGGTCATAATACCCCCCATTTTCTCACGATTCGCAAGGTCTATTGTAACTGACCATTTTTGTTCATTACAATGACTCCTCGAATCATGAAAGCGACACTTGCAAGAGATGTCCAGATTAGTGTTGAGAGAGAGGAGTCTGTTCCGTCCATCCCACCAGCAACCATCGCCAATAACATACCAATACCAAAACTAATCATAATATACTCCGAATCATTTCAACTCACTTTTATAGTTATACACTATTGTATGTTATTTGTCAAGTCTCACATAGTCATCATTCCACCCAAAAGCGGTTTTAACAACATTGTCAGACAAACCTTTAAATTTTTGATGTAGTTTCTTATCCTTTGCAACAATCAGAACTTCTGCTTCATCTTTATGCAAACCCTCTAACATCTGAATGAACATAGTTTCTTTTTTCATTCTTGGTGTTTGATTATCTGCACCCTCAATAAAGTGCCAAAGTTTCTTTGCCTCTTGGACAAGTAAAGTATGTTCAGTACCCTCAGGCGCCTCATTAGGTCTGAAAGGAACTGAACCCTCTGGTAATACCCATTTAATCTTTGGGTCAAAGGAAGACTTAATAATCATTCTTAAAGAGTCTGTATCGTGTTCTCTAAGAATTGAAATCTTCTTATCCTTAGTTTTTGCAGTATGCACTTTTCTAAGCACCTCTGCAATACTAGGTGTATATGTATTAACTGCCATTAGAAATCTCCTATATTTTCCATTAAGGACTTTAGTTTTTTCTTAATAAAATAATTCAGTAAATGTTTACGACTACCCTCTGGAGCGTCCAAGAAAGTTTGTGTACATTTTTCTTTAATGTCATCTGGAATATAAGATAAATCTATTAGAGTTCTATTTCTTTGATAGTTTCTCATCATCTCTTCATTACAGTAATCACTAGGCTCCAAGTCAATCCATGTTTCAAGTTTTCTTTTCGACATGGGTTTTTGTCTTAACTCATCTACAAAAGTATTATCTGGCGATAGAAAGTTTGGAACACCATCACCTCTATCACCTTTTAAGATGTGTTCTTTAATATATGTAGTAGGGTCTATACCGTTAACATATTTCTTTTGCATTGGACTAAACTGCGAAACAAAATTGTATTTCTGCAATTGTATAAAATCCTTATCACTTGATAGTATCAAAACCTTTTCATAGTTCTTTGGTTCAGATGCAACATGAAATACAACAGATGCAATGATATCATCTGCTTCTGCATTGTCCACTTCTAAAACCTTGTATGGGAAAAATTCGATTAACTCATCTTTAATCATGTGTAGTGTGTCAAAGATATTATTCCAATCCAACTTGGATTCTTTCCTACCTTTTCTACGACTATGTTTGTAGTTAGGGAAATAATCTCTACGCCAGTTTGTCTTGTTATCATAACATAACACAAGTTCTCCAAATTCACCTTGGAACTTAGAGCGATAACTCCTCAAAGAGTTCAAGACCATGTGTCTTACAAAGTCTGGTTCAACATTTTTATTTCCACCTAGTTGCACCATCAAATTAGATAGTGTAACTTGATTCATATCAACTAGTATCATCTTCCTTCTTACTTAATAAGTCCTCTAATAAATTGAGGTCAACTTTAGTAATCACAGTATTTGCTACTTCATCATTCTTTGTATTAACTACTGCTTCCATGAACGGTTGTATTGGGTGTTTAAATCCAATATCACGATAAAGTATACCTCTTACCACTTCATTTAAGAAAGATATATCACCAATAAATCTTTCATTCTTAATATCAATACCATTTTCACCAATGTTATGAATCAATCCAATCATAAGTCCCTCTGCAAGATTATCAGCAAAATCTAAATCTTCAGATGCACTAGTTGGATTGATATTCACAACTTTAGGTAATTTCTTACCATTATATTTCTTTGGGAATTTTATGATATTATCGGTCATTAATAACCTAACTCCTGCTTCCTCTTTTCTACCTTACGTTGCCATCTACGTTTACCAGCAGCTTTTGCTCGTCTACGTTTTTCACCTTTAGTCTGGTAGTAACTTCTTTCACGAAGTTCTTGGAAAAGACCCTCTTTCATGAGTTTCTTTTTAAGCACTCGCAGAGCACCATTTACATCAGATGTTGTTGTGCCGTCTTTATTCTTGACTTGTCGAACTGTAACGTACATTCCACTATCTTTCTGTCTATCACCGTACTTATATTTATTATTCTTCTTAAAGTATCTCATTGTTCTCCTTTATTTCTGATTTAATTAATTTATCAAACTTTTCAGTTTCAGCACTTTTAGATTTATCAACATCTTTTTCAAGTTCTTTAAATGCTTCATTTGCTTTTAGTTTTGACAACAACATCTTATCTTTCTTTAGACGATTAAGAAGTATCTTTTGTGCTTCCTCATCAGAATATTCTAAAAGAACGTAGACACGATATTGAATACCGTTTGATACAATCTTAGATTCTTTCACCTTATAACCAGCAACATCTACATCTGCAATGATGTTTTTAGTTGCAGTTGAAATCTCATTTATCACAGAAGCATCTGCATCTGTAGAACCTACTTTTGTCATAAATGATTTAGTAATTGAATTCAACCTACCATTAATCCTATCTGCAAGAGTTGTCTTTGCACTTAGGATTGCAATATCATTTGATAGTTGCAATGCTGGTGAGATTGCAGTACCTACTGCATAGATAGCATCATCACTTTCAGGCATATTAGTATACCACTTTGGAACTTTGACAACTTGTTCTTCAACAACCTTTGCTTTATGTTCATATGCTTTTTTTACTGCAAACGGTGTAATCGTTTGTGCAGTATCAATACTGTCTGTAGATTTATTAAACATACTACAACCAGACATCAGTACACCTAATGCACCGACAGTTACGACTTGTTTTAACATTATTTCACCTCTTTCAATGTATTAACGATATTATCACGAACACCACTATCAATAAAGATTTGTTTGGTAGTCGTTGTTATTTGTGGATAGTATGTCGCTATAAATATACCACAGATAATTCCTATAAAAATTTTCATCATCACTTCATTCCCATTTTAAATATATCCCAAAACTCAAACAAGTTGGTATCATAATTACCATAGTAGCCTGTTGGGTCTGGACTATTCCCTACCCTAATAGGTTTGAAGTTTTCTGTCCAATGAGGTTTCTTCTTCTTTTTATTCTCTAGGTAATTTACTATAATGGTAGGTGGCGATTCACAAACATACTCTGTTTTAGAATTCACAATCTTACCATTTTGATATTGCACAATCTTTACATAATCACAATCTTGTGCAAAAGTAGGGTTGCCAATCATACAGATGGCAACCGCCATAATTATTTTTTTCATTTCACTACACTATCAGTTTACAGTTGCTTTGTCAAGTTTTTTGTAGACACAATCAATCGCATCAGTACTGAACCCACCGATATGCCAATCATACTCTTCAGTAGGAATATATCCCATCTTCCAATTGTAGATTGTAGCAGTAACGGTCATAAAGTCCTCAATTCCAGTATCATCTGTAAATGGTACTTTGAACTCTATAGACCATTGAGCGTTGACCTTTTCATAAGGGTCACCATCTGTCATGGTAGGGTGTCCAAACACCTTGACTAACTCATCATAGGTAGTCTTGATTGTTCCTTGAAAACTTGTCATATTGATATCAACAGTATCACAGACAAGAGTATTGGTAATTTCAAAGTTATTATCCAACATCAATAACCTCTCCTTTCCCAATCCACACAAGCAACTCTTCAAACAAGATTTCCCATGTATCTTTTTTCTCTTTGACATAATCGAAAGCATGGACATTTTCTTTTGCCCACTTGATAGCATCTTTCGCATTGTCAAATTCGCCAGTCTTACCCATTTTGTTGTTTTGAGTATAGACCACATATTTCACAGTATTTTTCATAACGACTCCTTTTCTCACTTTACGAATCACTTTACCATATTCTAGAAACTTTGTCAAGTCCCTTTTAACCAAATTCTGGGTGTCCACCACTAAAATGGTCGCCTGTTTCTATCGCAAAGATTTCGTCCTTTGCAACATCAGCACCCATAGAACCGAACTTTGTTTTGACAACTAACATCAAATCCTCTTTGGTTTTGACCAAATCATCAGCAACAAAGTTACCGTTTTCATCAAAAAAGTCCCAAACGAACTCTTGAACCTCAATAATAAAATTACCTACTTTTGACATTTTTTACCTCTTTTCTCATTATTACAATACATTTATATCATGTTCTGAAAACATTGTCAAGTACAAAAAAAACCCTTATAAATCAAGGACTTATAAGGGTCATTTGTTCTAGTTTTGTTCGTTTTTGTGCGAATCGGTGCGAATCGGCGAATCACAATTCAGATAATAATTTCTTCAACTTCTTTTTAGATTTACCTAACGCTTTTGCTTTTGCAATCTCATCTTTGTTTGATGTATCATCACCAACAACTACAAGACCAATCATTCCCATACCTTTATGTGGTGTACACCAATAATAGTAAATGCCTGGCACTTCAAAAGTAATTGATACCTCTTTACCATTCTTTGACTTCTTAGGGATATCATAACCGTCTGGGGCTGCAATAATTTCTACATTATGTCCTTTTGATGCAGGCAACCAAGTAATCGTATCTCCAACTGCAACTTTCGCTATCTCTTTTGAGTATACCATCTTGTTACCGTTTGCATCTTTATTCAACATATCAATTGACATATCAGCAGCAAACACTAAACTTTGTCCACTAAAGAGTCCACCTAAAAATGCGAGACTCCAAATTAATCCAACATAATACTTAATCATCATTTTTCCTTTCACTATGCACCATGACCATATGTGTCATAGTCCCAATCTTGAGATTTTTTACCTTCACTTATAAACTGATTTTCTTCTTCAGTATACGGCCACATTATTTATTCTCCAAGTCTTTGAGCATCTGGTCATACTCTTTATTAGTTCTTTCATTCATTGTGTCGAAATGAAAAGACATATCTTTATCCATTCTATTCCAAAGACCCACCTCTTGCATCAGTTTTCTATTTGCTGATAACTGGCGACCTCTTTGCATTTCGATAATACCTCTTTGAAACCATTTACTAACGGCCTCACAAATTTTGCAAGTCTCTACATAGACTGCTTCTGCCACAGACATTCTGTTTCTCCTATTTTTGAAAAATGTAGTATAATCACTACAATTATATTTATATTAGAAATTATGTTTTGAATTGGAAAACTGTTGTTTCCATTTTGGAATTAATCTTATCTTCTTCTTGTTCTAGGTTTATTTTTTAGTTCTTCTTTTGCTTTCTCTGCTTCTTCCCTCATCTTTTTTTCAAGTTGTTCTTTCTCATCATTCTTTTGCCACTTACACTTTTCTCTTTGAGATAATTGGGCATTGAACTTATGTCTTACTTCATCTGCATTATTTGTAAACTGTAACATGAATTTAATCGCAACATAACCATCGCCCTTGAACATAAGTTTACCATCTCTGTAAACTTTTCCAATTCCGTCATCTAATTCTATAGCACAGTTTTCGTGTTTAAACACCGTCATCTTTATGCAGTCCAATAAAATATTCTGCATCAACTAGAACTAATGGTTTATGATTGTTACGTTTAACAACTACCAACGGTTCATAGTCTTTGCTATTTTCGACTGCTTGAGAATATGATTCCCATATGTTTACTTTTTCTTGGTTTTTACATTCAACAGAGTAAGGGAACTTCTCTCTCGCAGCCCTCGCCATAATCAAGTCTTCTCCCCCAGCGCCCATAGACCTAGATTCTACATCTTCTGGGTGTACTTTGAGTTCTTCTATAAGTTGTTCACGAACCCATTGTTGTAATCGTCTACCTTTTGCTTTCGCACTTTGTGTCTTCAATTCTGAACCCACCTCGCATAATCTTTTTCACAAAGTTCACATTGACACTTTGGACAGATTAAATCCATCTGTTCTCCACAACATTGTTCATCTTTAAGTGGTCTATCACAATGAGAGTCGTTCTCACATAATTTACATTTCGTCATTCACAACACTCACACTCACAACCAGTACAAACATCATTTGGGCAGTTAGGACAATCTTCATTACAATGACAATCACAACTACATTTTCTGCATTTACAATTAGTCATAGTCTTCTCCAAATTCTTCGTCTATATAATCTTCATCATTATTTATTTCCCCACCACAGAATACACAATGGGTTGCTGAATAGTGACTTTCAGACATATCAAATCGAACTGTGAATTCAACATCACAGTCCGAACAATATAGAACTTTTCTAGACATTTAGATTTCACAACCCCCAGCAGCAGAACAAGCAAGTTCTTGCGAACCAATAGTCATATCAGATTTTTCATACTCACCTAACATTGACCAATCTACTATCTTGGGCATTTTATTTAAAATGTCTTTATACATCTTTTCATCACAATCTTGATATGGTGCTTGTTTATATGTATGGTCACTAAATGGTAAGAAACTTACACCAGACATATAATCAAAGTGTTCATAAACCCATGCACCGACTTCTAACCACTCATGTTCTTTGACGGTGATAGTAACACTTGGTTTGTGTTCGCACCATGACTTCTGATACGTTAACCAAAGTTCCAACTGCTCTATAGCGCTCATATCGGTTCTAAACACCGATTTAGCGTCAACTTTCATGGGAAATGAAAAGACTGAAGTATGACTTGGATTCATTACATCATCTTCAACTGGAAACCCAGCATCAACCATCATCTTTGTCAATGGGTCTTTTTTATCACCACGAACCGTTCTTATATAATATGGGTTGTGTCTTGCATGAATTCCAGAGGCTGCGTCAACAAGTTGCGATACAGTACCAGATGGTTTTACACAAGTAATTGCAGTTGCACGATTGATACCAAGTTTCTTTGCCCACTTCTTATTAGTTTCTACAGCGTGTTCTCTTAGTTTATTAAGTAATTCTTCAAGACCTTTTTCCTTACCGTTTGTAAGTGGACTATCCATAATTCCAGTAAGTGATACACCAAGAAGTCTTTCTTCACTACAATTCTTTTTCCACATTGCAGATACATATTTAAAGTTTGTCAATGTAGATTGGAACGTACCAAGAATTGTTGCAAGTTCTACTTTTTTCATTAAGGTTTCTTCTGTATCACCAACACGAATTACTGCCTCTGAAAGATTACAAAATTCTCTATCTCGTAAGATGATTTCAGAACAAGGATTCGTACCGAACTCATATCCATCTACAACTCTACGACCATTTCTAGATGCCATCTTATTTGCAGACTCACGATTGAAAATACCTCTTTCACCAGATTTAGAATCATAAAGAGATTTCCATTCGTCCATGAAGATACCAATGTCTGGTTTCTCAGAATAACAAGCAGAGTTATTTGCAAGTGCTCTCTGTCCATTCTGTTCCCACCATTGTCCTGCCTTTGCATGACGCATACGGTCATCAGACAAATTAGAAAGACTAATCAATGCACTTCTACGAACACCACCAACAACAACAATCTCTGCAATCTTACAGACAATATCATGACACTCAAGTGATGTTAACTTTCTACCATGTGCATTTTTAAAAGTAGTAACACAGAAATTAAATAGACTTTCTAATGGGTCAGGCCCAGATGCACGACCACCGAAAGTTTTCAATGGAGCACCAGCAGGTCTAACTTTTGACATATCCCATTTTGGAATCTGTCCGATATACAACATACCAATTAATTCTTTAAATGCCTTTGCCCAACCTAACTTACTATCTGCAACTTGAATAACAGTATCAGACATATAAAATTCTTCTGCAATGTCTGGAAGTTTTGCAGTATACTGTCTTTCAACAGAAAAACCAACACCAGTACCATTCATCAATACATAAAGGATTTCATCAAAAGCAGCAACTCTATCTACTGCAACATAAGAACAGTTATAACCAGCGATATTCTCTTTCTTCAATGCATCACCAGCAGTCATAAGACAACGCATTGATGGCATCACTCTAGTTTCTAAAATTGCTTCTTCTAATTCATTCTTAGTTTTTGAGTCCAGTTTATAACCACACATTTCTTCTAAGTGCGACTCAAAAAAGTTAAAATATCTTCCTACAGTTTCACCCCAAGTTTCTCTACGACCTTCTTCAGGCAACCATCTAGAGTATCTTGATAAATGAATAAACTGCTGATATTGTGTTGGTAATGAGTTTGATAAGTTAGACATTTACTTTTCTCCAATTTGTAAACTTCAACAAGGCCATATTACCTTGGTAAGTATTATTTTGTATTATCGTTTCTATTTGTTCTTTCGTCTTTCCAGACATAACCATATCATTAATATCTTTCTCTTGAATATCATCAGGCCATAACACCATAGGATATCCATCTTCCAAAAGATTTTTCATACTCTTGAGAACGGCAGTATTTCTTCTGTCGTTATCTGGTATGATAACTGTATCTTTGGGTAACATCTTAAATTTATTAAAACCAAGGACGGCAACACAATTGTCCACGAATAGTGAATCAATTGGGCCTTCTACTGCGAATCTGGTTTTATCTGATTTAAGTCTGTCTTGACCAAAGATGAGTTGCGTGTCCTCATGGACTTTGCTTGTTTGATATCGTAATTTGAAATCATTATTGTCATAAGACCTTCCTTGACACGCAATAAACTTGTTACTTTCATCATGACAAGGTATGATTAACCTTGCACAATCATTATTAGTATCTAGTTTTTTAGGACACCATTCGTTAGACCACTTATTAAAGGACTCAGTATGGTATAAGAGATAGTGTTTATCAGAGGGTATTTTTCTCTTTTGCACATATTTCTTAGCATAATGATTATGGTCTAATGACGATATCTTTTTTAACAGTTTAGATTTTAAGGGTGAATTACCCTTTAGATGAGGTGGTGGTTTGAAATCAAACTTTTCACTTACCTCTTTGTCTTTACCATTATCTAAATACTTTTCTTTTATATAGTCATCATGTAACTGTGGGTCTAGGTGTTTTAAAAAATTATTTAAGTTTGCACCAATTCCACAGTTGTGACACTTATATATAAGATTCGATTCTTTACGAAAGACATAACCCCTCGCTTTTGTTCGATTTGTTTGAGAATCACCACAATAAGGACATCTAAAATTCCAGAGATAGTCACCTTTTCTCTTGAATTGTTGGAGTCGTGATGATGCTAATAATAGGTATTTTTGTTCTATATACATCATAATAGAACAGAGTATATATGATTGTTAGGGGATTGTCAAGTCCAAATAGGAAGTTTTGTGATAATAAATCCACAAACGATTGAACCACCGATAATGACCCAACGCCACTTCTCTAGGATACCAACTCTGTTATTCAGTTCTACACTAATCTTCTGTAATTCTGCTAACATCTTTGTTTCCATATCATTCATGCGTTGGGCCGTTTTGTCTGCGTTGTTGGATATTCTGGAATGAAGTTCTTGAATATTTTCTCTAAACTCAGTTTCTTGTCCATCTAGTGCTTCTTCTTGACGCATTAGTTTTTCCTCATGGACTGCCATAATGGTATGTAACGAACTAGAAACATCTGCAATCTTTTCAATAGCGGTATCAAGACGAGCATGAATACCTTTCATATCATCTACCTCTCTTTTTAATAATGCAATTTCTGTTTCTACTGACATTACTTACCTCGTTGGAAGGCCATCTTCAAATGACATAATGTTATTTCTATCATCAACTATTACTGTAAGTTTTTTACAACTTATAGATACACTACCTTGGTCTGATGGTTTAATTTGCATATTTCTTTCCATAGTCCTTTTAGTAGATAGACATTCTCTAAGACCATCACGAACTGTATATTCAATCAACTCTCCACCACTCATATACAACAAAAGTACAAATTCTACTACTTTCATTTTAGTGTTTTCCATTCTTTACTGCATCATAGTGATTATTCACTATTCTGTCTTTTAACTCATCAATTGATTTTTCTAACTTATTAATTCTTGTTTCATAAAATTTAAGAGTTAACGCTTGTTGTTGGTCATATGGTGCTTTACCCTCTTCAATATCTTTTGCAAGTTTTTCAAGTTCACCAGCGATATGTTCTATTAACATAAACTGTTCAGCATCTGCTGGTAACGCACCCATTTCACCTCTCGGCCATTTGATTCGGAATTCTGTATTCTTTTCCAAATCTGCACTCATAAGAGTTTGTTCAGTTTCAATGGAGTTTAGTCTTTCTATGATGCCAAAATAAGCCCAAGTAGCAACAGCAACTGCAACAATAATAGAAATCATATTTCTTATTGGCATTGCAACATTTGTGTCATCTGATAATTTAGTAGATTGTGGCATCACTTTCTCCATTACTATTTATGCGTTGTCAAAACTTTGACAAACGTAATAATTTGACGCATTTATTTGTCAGTAATTTGTGCGTTGACCTTTCTATGTTTATTCCATGCAACCCAACCACCAAGTCTTAATGCCCAGTAAGCAAGATAATTCAAGAAATAAAAACCATTGATTTCGATATTGATATCTCTAAATATCATATCCATCCATTTCTGTGATTTTACACCAATGGTTGTTCCATCTTTTTTTAATAATGTTTCATACTTATAACCGTAATCATGTACAAGACCACCAATAAGTAATACACCAACTGGTGATAAAAATTGTGCCAAAAACTTTGGAACACTCGCACCGTCAAACTTAAATCCTTTTGGAATAACTAAGTCTTGACCAGAAAATCTATAGTGGAAATCCTTAGTAACTTCCCAATGTCTTGTACCAAATACCCAGAGTTTTAATGCACCCCAGAACCCTTTACCCTTTGTAGGTATTCTGATTGGTTTCATGTGTGGATAGTCTTTGTATGTAAAACCTATAACATTAGGTTTTCTTTTATCAAACAAATTAATAATAAATCCTATAATTACTAAAATAATGAATATGGTCATTGGCCAAAATTGCATTGCCAAACTTAAAATAAAATCCATTATTCCTTCTCCTCTTCTTTCGGTTTAACCGCTTTTTCATAATAAACAATAATTGCTTTTTGTTGTTCAATATATCTTCTTAACTCAGCAAAATTATCAGACAGATTTTCATAATCCTTTATAGAAATTGCAACGTAAGAATCACCACCATTCTTTGCTTCAAATTCTTTTTTGAATTCTTCAAAGTTTTCAGATGGTGAAACTACATATATCTTTACGTCATGTAAATTCACTTTTTTAGGG